TCCAGATACAGTAACAATGATGCGCAAAGAAACTGACTGGGCTAACTTAGTATGACAGTAGAAGAATTATTACAACGTAGAGATATATATTTTATACCGAAAGGCGGGGACTACTTAGTTTCCTGTCTAAACCCTGAACACGCAGATAGAAATCCTAGTATGCGTATTGATCAGTTGACTGGCATATTCCAGTGCTTTTCATGCGAGTACAAAGGCAATCTTTTTACGCATTTTGGGGAAAAGGCAAACCAATTACAATTACGACGAGAACTACTAAAACGTAAAATTACAGAGAAGAGGTCAGAAAGTATTGGTTTGTCTTTTCCCAAAAATGTTATGCCATATACAGGCAACTGGCGTGACATCAAGCCTGAAACTTATAAAAGGTTTGAAGCATTTATACATCATGACCCAGATTACGTCGGACGCATTGTATTTCCGGTACGAGACATATCTGGTCGCATTACAGCGTTCAATGGTCGTCATACAACAGGTGGTACACCTAAGTATATGATCTCGCCTGCGGGTGCTAAGATGCCTTTATTCCCAGTAGTAAAACCAATACAGGGAGCCGTTATTCTAGTAGAAGGTATCTTCGACATGATTAACTTGCACGATAAAGGGCTGACTAACGCAGTATGTACGTTTGGTACAAAGAACATCAATGAAGACAAGTTAAGAATGTTATCTATCCAGGGTGTAGACTCTATAGACATATTCTTTGACGGAGATGACGCAGGCCAGGAAGCCTCTAAGTATGTACAAACTATGTGCGAAAATGTAGAACTAGCACATAGAAATATCTGTCTCAAGGACACTGATCCTGGGGCACTAAAAGAGCAAGCAGTAAAAACCTTAAAGAGAAAATTATATGCCTAAAGTTGCATTAGTAGAAACGAAGAAAAGCAAGACCAATTTCCATAACGAATTCGATGAAGCATTCGAGTTCGATCAGTTCCAGCTATGTTCAGATCCTTTCCTCAAGAAAGTCTTGAAGCGAGACTGCGACATTGAAATCAATACAGATGACTATGACTGGGTTATTTTGGTAGGGAGTGATGCTCTTAAATACTTCACACCCATCAACTCTATTACAGAGTACTCAGGAAAAAAGGTAGAAGAGAAATTCCTCCCTATCATTAACCCAGCCATGTTAGCCTTTAAACCAGAAGCACAGCGCACTTGGGACGACTCCAAGCAAAGCATTATCGAGTACATCACTGACAATAAGCAAGATACAGTAATTACAGAGTACAATGCCTGGGGTATTCAGAATACCGCAGAAGCCAATGCCTTCTTCCAAGCTGCTCTCGACTCGCCTACTCCTTATGTCGCACTTGACTCGGAGACTACAGCTCTCTGGCCTCGCGATGGGCACATCCTAGGTCTCTCGCTCTCTTATGAGCAGGATCGTGGAGCGTACATTGATACAGAGTGCCTAGACGAAGAGTCTGAGCGTCTATTGCAAGCGATCTTTGATAGTAAGACAGTAGTATTTCATAATGCTAAGTTCGATTTGGCATTCTTTGAGTACCACTTTAACTTTAAGTTTCCTAACTTTGAAGATACAATGCTTCTACACTATTTGATTGATGAGAACCCAGGTACTCATGGATTGAAGCAGCTGTCTATGAAGTATACAAAGTATGGTGACTATGAGAAGCCTATGTATGATTGGATTGCTGATTATCGCAAGCAGCATGGTATTCTCAAAAATGAGTTCAATTGGGGCGATATTCCTTTTGACATCATGAAACTCTACGCAGGTATGGATGCTGCGTGTACCTTCTTACTCTATGAGAAGCTAGTAAAGATTAAAGGAAACAAACGCTTGTGTAAGGTATATGATAATATCCTTATCCCAGGCTGTAGGTTCCTTACAGATATTCAAGATAATGGCGTACCCTTCGATGTAGATCGTCTTGTAAAGTCTCAGTCCCTAATGCAGGAGGAGATTGACCAAGCAGTAGCGAATTTATACAAGAACCCAGCAATCGCTAAGTTTGAGGAAATAAATGGAAAAGATTTTAACCCTAACAGCACTATGCAGCTTAGGAGTCTACTTTTTGACTTCTTGGGCCTCACTCCTACTGGAAAGAAGACTGGTACTGGAGCAAACAGCACAGATGCGGAAGTTCTTGGAGAGCTATCAGAGCAGTCTGAAGTCCCAGGACTCATTCTTTCAATACGACAGAAGTCCAAGATTAAGAATACTTATCTGGACAAGATCATACCGCAGCTGGATAGAGATAGCAGACTACGTACGGGTTTCAACCTCCATAGTACAACTTCTGGCCGTCTCAGCTCTAGTGGCAAACTTAATATGCAGCAGCTTCCTAGGGACAACCCTATTGTAAAAGGCTGTATCAAAGCTGCTCCAGGACACAAGATTGTTGCAATGGATTTGACAACAGCAGAGGTATATGTTGCTGCAATACTAGCAAAAGATGCGGCATTGATTGACGTCTTCAAGGCGGGTGGTAACTTCCACTCACAGATTGCAAAGAAAGTATTCAAGTTGCCTTGTGAAGCAGATAAAGTAGCAGAACTGTATGGTATGCAGAGGCAGGCAGCTAAAGCTGTAACCTTTGGTATTATGTACGGTGCTGGTGCAAACAAGATTAGTGAGCAGGTTACTAAAGATAGTGGTAAGCCTTTTACTAGAAACGAGGCTCAAGAGGTGATCAACGATTACTTTGAAGAGTTCCACAAACTAAAAAGCTGGATCGAAGATAACCAGAAGTTCATCAAACAGAATGGCTTCATTTATAGTTACTTCGGTCGTAAAAGGAGATTACCAAATGTTGCCTCTACAGATTCGGGTATCCAAAGTCATAGCATTAGGTCTGGTCTTAACTTTCTGGTGCAGTCTGCTGCTTCTGATATTAACCTCTTAGGTGCTATCGACATGGGCAGTTGGATCAAAGCTAATAAGAAGAAAGCACGTATCTTCGCATTAGTACACGATTCCATCTTAGCCGAAGTACCAGAAGACGAGATCGAAGAATACATGGAGCAACTAGCCAAGTTCATTCAGATGGATAGAGGTTTATCTATACCTGGTGTGCCCGTTGGTTGTGATTTTGAGATTGTACACCAAGACTACTCTGGTGGTAAGTTCGAGAAAATGTATGGTTCTGACGTATAAAGACTTAGATAAGGTAGCTTTCCCTGTATACAAGATGGAGTCTGGAGACTGGACTCGTGCAGATGGTTTATTGTTCATGAACGATCAGTTGGTGGATGATACCAACCAGGAAGGAGAAACTTTAGGTGTTCGCAGGATGCAGACACCTTTTAAAGACAAGTACGCTTTAAAAAATGCAATAATGTCACCAAATGGTATTTTAAAGCAGAACACTCTGTACTTCATTGATAGCAAAGGTACGCCTTTCGGGTACCTTAAGACTTTAATGTGTAAAATGAAGTATTTAGAGATTACAGAGGTTGTACCGAAAGGTGGAGCCACTATAATACGAGTGAAAGGTATAAAGCAGCCTTTTACCGTACCACGACCTCCCGATTCAAGTATGAAATGGGCAGGTATTTTGCATCTACATGGACTTCCGTGGATGCTTTACGAGTATTCGGACACGAAACTCAAAGATACGAGAAGAAAAGTATAATATGGCTAAAAGACAGAGCAAAACACTAGCAGGAGCTAGTTTGACATTACATGAGATCGAGCCTTTAACACGTAACCAAGTAAAGGCGTTTGAGTCTAAGAAGAATTTGATTCTACATGGTCTAGCGGGTACAGGCAAGACATTTATCTCAAGCTATCTGGCTTATGATGATATGTCCAAGGGTATTTATGACAAGCTAGTTATTATCCGTAGTGCTGTACCTACCAGAGATATGGGGTTCCTTCCAGGGACGGAAAAAGAAAAGGCTTCAGTTTATGAAGAACCTTACAAGGACATTGCAAACGAGCTATTCCAACGTGGTGATGCCTATGGGATTATGAAACAGAAGAGTCTAGTAGAATTTATGACAACCTCGTTTATTCGAGGAATTACACTCAGAGATGCAGTTATTATTATTGATGAGTGCCAAAATATGTCATTCCATGAGCTAGACTCAATTATTACTCGTATGGGTGAGAATTGCAGGGTTATCTTCTGCGGAGATTTCCGTCAGGCGGATCTAAAACAGAATGGCATGAAGAATTTTATGCAAATCCTCAAACGCATGGAGCTTTTCGACTTTATTGACTTCCAGGTAGAAGACATAGTACGATCCGACTTCGTTAAATCATATATTATAGCAAAGAATGAACTTGGCCTATGAAAGCAGTAATTAGTAACAGAATTTATATGGAATGTAGTGCCGAATTGCAACAGAAAATCGACACTGAGCTGACCTATGCAATCCCTACGCACAACCCACTTGATCCTCCTCAGATGATTAAGAATATGGGCTTAATTCGTAACGGGTTGATTTCATTACCGATAGGGCGCACGGATTTGATCCCAGATCATTATGAGATAATCGACAAACGTCTCAACGTGCCAGTAGACTTTCCTGAATTTAAGTTCGACTTACGACAGAGCCAGAAAGATGTATATGATGAGATCGAAGACAACGCTATAATCAACGCATGGGTCAGTTGGGGCAAGACTTTTACAGGTCTTGCAATAGCGGGTAAGTTAGGTCAAAAAACACTCGTTGTTACCCACACTGTCCCATTGCGTAATCAGTGGGCAAAAGAAGTAAAGAAAGTATTTGGTATTGAAGCTGGCATCATAGGTAGTGGGAGATTTGAACTTGATGCTCCTATCGTGATTGGCAATACACAGACTTTATACCGAAACATAGATAAGATTCGTAAAGAGTTTGGGACTATCATACTAGATGAAATGCACCACGTTAGTAGCCCTACCTTTTCTAAGATTCTCGACACAAATTATTGTCGATACAAGATAGGTCTATCAGGCACTATCGAAAGAAAAGATGGAAAGCACGTAGTTTTTAGAGATTACTTTGGTAGCAAGTTGTTCCAGCCGCCGAAGGAGAACTACATGACACCGACTGTGCATCTAGTACACTCTGAGATACGATTTATGGATGGAGCTAAGATACCTTGGGCTAATAGAGTGTCTGCGCTGTCCAATGATGAAGAGTATAGGCATACAATATCCATGTTAGCCGCCGCATATGCCGCCAGAGGACACAAAGTGTTAGTGGTAAGCGATCGAGTCAGTTTCCTTAAGAGCTGCGCCGAACTTACTGGTGATAAAGCTGTTTGTGTTACAGGTGAGGTCTCGCATGAAGACAGAGAAACACTCGTAGACGAAATCCTCTACGGGGACGCAAATGTTCTCTACGGAACGCAGGCAATTTTCTCAGAGGGTATATCTGTAGATACTCTGAGCTGTTTGATACTGGCTACCCCAGTAAACAACGAGCCGCTACTTACGCAGTTAGTAGGTAGGGTAATACGAAAGAAAGAAGGTAAGATAGATCCAGTTGTTGTAGATATTCAGTTGAGAGGCAAAACTGCACAAAGGCAGGCTTCGAATAGGGTAGGATTTTACATGAAACAGGATTGGTCGATAAAGTACCTTTAAAAAAATAGTTCTTGACAACATACTGAAAAAGGAGTATAATACGTGTTCTTATTTAGCTGGGAGAAGGTTTTTGACGAAGCAGAGGGAAGCCCACTTGAATGTTGCCGTATCATGGAAATGCTTATAAACAAGCAAATTCCCACAAATCGCTACGATCCAATATACAAGTACAGTGAGAAGTCGTTTAATGGTACAAGCTTTTTACTGCATCCTGACGTTATGTCGCTCAACGCTTATAAGTACTCGCATAGAGACGTTGCTATCTACTATGCACTGGCCGCAATTAGAAGTATGGCTGATTATTTAGCAACAAAACAAACCACACTAGATGTATATCATGTACCTGTAGATCTAGAACTAATCGAAAACAATAGTCTACTTCGCTTAGATGGTGATATGGTTCACTTTCTATATGAAGAAGTCACAATGGAGAATACACACTAATGGCACTATCATTCAACAAACAAACTGGCGGCGCACAAAAATCATCCATCTCTACTTTTCAGTACAAAGATGGCGACAATAAAATGCGTATCGTCGGCGACATCCTAGCTCGCTACGTCTACTGGATTGAAGGCGAGAACGGCAAGAACATTCCTTTGGAGTGTCTATCATTCGATCGCAACGCCGAGCGATTCAATAACAAAGAACAGGATTGGGTTCGTGAATACTTCCCAGACCTCAAGTGTGGCTGGAGCTACGCTGTACAAGTAATCGACCCTACCGATGGTAAGGTTAAAGTAGCAAACCTAAAGAAGAAGTTGTGGGAGCAAGTAATTACTGCCGCAGAAGACCTGGGTGATCCTACTGATCACAGCACTGGCTGGGACGTATGTTTCAAGCGAGTAAAGACTGGCCCACTGCCTTACAATGTTGAGTACCAACTCCAAGCATTGAAGTGCAAGCCACGTGCTTTGACTGAGACTGAGTTAGCGTCTATTGCTGATCTAA